GTATATAAGGAAAAACACCAATTTGCTTCCATTTCCCCCCATTTGCATGGATTGTTAAACATTTCACATATTGGCGAATTGCACAAAGCCAGCGGGGTATATTTGTGCAATATTGTGTGTGTGTTATGTGACTTTAGTCACAGTCGCGCAGCCCGCCTATGTGTTATACTGAGCGTAGCGAAGGACGAGAGAGGGTTTTTTCAAGCCCTACAATATCAGAAAAAAGGAGCAATTAAAAAATGACTACTATTAGACCGCTGCGCGGGCATCCCTACGCCAATTGTAAAGTGTTTGAAACTGAAATTCGTGCCCCAGATAATGGAATGGTTGTTATGCGCCGCTGGGTTTTGCGGTCATACGCGACGGACGTAGTGTTTGTGCGTGAGACGCCTACCACATGGGAATTGCTTTGCCGTGGGACATATTCGCAAACTACCACACGTCACATAGGGTGGTTCCTGGCAGATATTAATTCGCCGTTTACGTACTACGATGCAAAAAAATCTTTTGCCGATAGTGCGGAAGTAGTTATACACAAATAACCCGCCTTCTGGCGGTAATGCAGCCCGACGCACGCCGGCCGGTCATAAGCCCGGATAAATGCAGAGTGGCGCCAAATTAACAGAAAAAGGAATGAAAAATTATGAAAAGAAAAGAATTCACTGGGAAATTATCATACTATGAAAGATTGAATTGTTCTTGCTATGGTAATCCGCGCTATTATGGAGTATTCACAAACGAAAGCGGGGAAACGCTCGTGGGCAAAACCGCCGTGAATGCGGCTTGTGCCTATGGTTTTTTGAATTGTCAAAACGCCCCCCGGGAAGTAACGTATCACATTACCCGGAACGGCAATATTATTTTTGATTATATAACGGTTTTGGTGGGAAAGGAGATTGCAAAATGAAAAAAAATGGTACAATTTTGAAACGTCGTTTGTGTCATTGGCTGACCGTCTGTCAGTATTTCTAAAGCGATGGGGAATTTATTATGAACGTTCTGGCGCGTATGGCAACTATCATTTTGAGATTTTTGCGAATGGCAATGAAGTTATTGCAGTAAACGCTTTTCTTGATGCTAATACTATTGGAGAGGAGTAATTTCCATGAAATACGGTAAACTTTCAGTTGAACGTCGTCGCACGTTCACATTCGAGAAAACGGACATTGACCACGAATTGTTGCGTGAGAACGGGAACGGCACATACACGTATAGCGAATATGCCACGCGCAAAGCGTTGCTTGAATCAAGTCAATTTCAATGGGATTGTGCCGCTTTCGGTTTTCCATCTGAAATCGCCGTTCATGAATCCGACACCCCGGACGCGTTCGACATTGACGTTTTTTGGCGGGACTAATCTTGAATCCGAAACGTTCCTTTTTAGGAACGTCGTAGCGGGATGAGCGCCGCTGCCCGACGATGGAAACGCTCAAAATTAAAAGAGGGCCGCGCCGCCCGAATAGGCGCAGAAAGGAAAAAAGAATCATGAAAAACATCACGAGAACCATTCGTACCCTTACCGTCGAATATCCTGTCAAGGCCGAAAATGGCTTTGAAACCCGCACGAGCGTTGTTACTGATATGGGCGCTGCCGCTGTCCGGGCAGAACTCAAGAAACGTTCCGTTGAGGCTAACGTCAAGTTCCTTGGTGAATACGACGTTGTAAAGGTAGATGAGCAGACGTACTCCATGAGCGTTGAGACGTTCGTTGAGCACGCCAAGGTCATCGGCTAACAGAAAAAACCTCATAGCTGCGCTATCGGCTATACGGGCGGAAAGGAAAAAAAGATTATGAATAATATCATTATCAAAGGCCGTCTCACCGCTGACCCCGAAATGCGCAAAACTACGAACGGCGTTCCCGTTGCAAATTTTACTGTAGCTGTTGACCGGACGTTCAATCGTGATGAAACGGACTTTTTCCGCTGCACCGCGTGGCGCTCTACGGCTGAATTCGTGAATGAGCATTTCAAGAAAGGTCAGGAAATTCTTCTGAGCGGCGAAATGCGTTGCGATGTTTGGGAGGGCGACGACGGGGAAAAGCATTCGGCGTGGACGCTACAGGCATCGAATGTCGAATTCTGCGGAAGCAAGCCACAGTCTGCTGATACGCCCAAAAAGAAAACCTACAAGAAGTAATCAAACTAGCGGGCGCGTGTAAACCACATTCGCCCGCTTTTATTTCAAGATTGGAGTGTATAACTATGAAAACGTTCCTTGAATACCTTATTTGTTCCGCTATTGGCGCGCTGCTTGTGGCTATTTGTGTTTTCGTCCCAATGTTGATTGGCTGGTGATGGGCTTGTCGTCTTGTAAATACGCAAAATCATGTTTTGAGTGCCCATTTCCCGATGTTCCGCCACGGTGCTTGTCAAACTTTGATGCAAGTGATTATAAGGACGCGATTTATATTTTTCGTAAAAATCGTAACATTCAGCCCTTTCCGCGCGATGAACTTGGAGAGCACGTAGAGATTAGCGCGGTTATGTCAGAGGACGACAACATTTTGAGATTGTCAATTTATTATGACAAGTTTCTAATGGCGTATTTGGATGCCGGATGGCGTTCGTTACAGAGAGCGATGCGCAGCAAGTCTAATGTGTACTTTTCGATTGGCCTTGAAAAGTCATTAGGAAGTAAACGCGCTTATGAAATCATTCAGGAGTGCTATAAATATTGTTACGGTATTGGCAATCTCATGGCCCGCGCTATTGATTGCACAAGTGGAGATATTATCGTGCGCAATGTAAAAGATGAAATCAGCGAAAACGAATACTATGCGATTTTCGATGTTGTGAAATCAAAGAAAGGATTTACAATGGTATGACCGAAATGTGTGGTTTTTGGATTAAAAAGGGATATGTTTGCGGAGAGAGAGTATGAATGTTCTGCTTGTCTCGAAACGGAATGGCGAACATCAATAGGCCGTTTTAAGTTTTGTCCGTTTTGTGGCATACGGATGGCTGGAGTTATCAACGCTAGTCAGCAGCCAGTGCAATAAAAGAAAGGAGATACAGCGCCATGATTTTCGCTATAAACGAAGAAAACCTTAATCTGTTGGCTGAAACTGGTTGCCCTAGAAACTTGTGGGGAGTCAGCAATGACTTTGATTGTATGGTTTCAGATGATGACAGTTATTATGGCCGCTATAATGGCTCGGTCATCGCCACTTGCCGCGCCTGTTGGCTGAAATGGCTCTTTAAAGAAAGTGAGGATAATTATGAATAACCCTTCTTATGTTTATATTCCCATGGATAAATTTGTGGAGATAATCGAGCACTGTTGTCCACCTTGCGTGACAGTTGACCATTGCAGTCGGCTAGCTTATGAAGATTGCGACGGCCGGTCTTGCCTTGAATGCTGGAAATCATGGCTAACGGACGGTGAATAACAATGGCCCGCAAAAGAAAACCTTTAACAGAATGGCAAAAACAAGCCAAAAACTTCAAGGCAAGAATTCGATATTCCGAGAAAAAAGGGTATAGCGTATCTGAACACGCCCGTTATGCAGCTGAACATATCAAAGAATATACCGCCGAAGAATTAAAGGGCTTTTCGCATGAGTATATCCGCGAAATTGATAGCATTTCGGAAGCTCAGTTGACTATCGAAAATTACCGACAATTCCTTAAAGAATTTATTACCCCTGGCAAGAAATATGAATCGCAAGGTGCTTATTTGCTGCTAGCTTGGTTCAACTCTCTACTTGATACTCGAAGTGTACGGCAAGTTGCAGAAATGATTAAGCGCGGCCTTGAAGAAGATGGTCTGCCTGACTATTCCGTGAAATACCGCGAACATGATGCTCTTGCCTACATTGGGAAAATGCAAGCATGGCTGCCCGAAGATATTCGTTTGTCAGACGAACAAATTTATCACTATGCAAATGACTATGATAGCATTGATTGGGGCGAATTTTACGATGACTAAAAAGAAAAAACAGCAGATTGAACCACGGGCTATTGTTCCCCGCTATGCCTGCGATTTTGAAACAAGCGTATTCGAGGGGCAGGAATATACGGAAGTTTGGTCTGCTGCCTATGTAGAAATAGGCGGAAAGTCAGAGCAAGTAACTGTTTGTAAGTCAATCAGTGAATTCTTCGACGATATGTTTTCACATGATGCCCGTCGTCAAATTCTCTACTTCCACAACCTTAAATTCGACGGCGCTTTTATACTCGACTACTTTATATCTCAACTTGGCTGGAAGCAAGCATATACTCATACTGGTGAAAATCAGTTCGAGGGGACAGTTTGGGAAAATGACAAGGAAATGCCCGCAAAAAGTATCAAGTACATGATCGCCGACAAACAGGGCGTCTGGTACAGTATTGTCATTAAGGGCGCTAACGGTAAGGTTCTCGAAATTCGTGATAGTCTAAAGCTGCTCCCGCTTTCGCTAAAGGCTTTGGGTAAGTCATTTAATACAAAGCACCAGAAGCTTGAAATGGAATATAAGGGTGAACGCCATGCGGGCGGCTTCATTAGCCCGGAAGAATATGAGTATATTGCAAACGACGTGCTTGTTCTGAAAGAGTGCCTTGAAACAACATTTGCCGAAGGGCATACCCGTTTAACCATTGGGTCGTGCTGCTTTGACGAATGGAAGAAAACGCTGGGCGGGGACTCCCGTTACAAAGATTGCTATCCAAATTTATGGAAACGTCATATTGATGAAGAAATATATGGTTCTCCGTGCATTGGCCGATATATCCAGCGTGCATATAAAGGCGGCTGGTGCTATGTTAACCCTAAGTTTGCTGGTGAGCCTCAACCTAGAGGCTGCACATTTGACGTGAACTCCTTGTACCCTTATGTAATGCACAGTATGTCCGGTAATGCCTACCCGGAAGATTTGCCCACGTTTTGGAGCGGCAACTATATACCGGAGTGTTGTGGAATGGCTAAGAAAGAATGGGGCCCGGAGAGCAGCTATGGGCCATACTATTATTTTGTCCGCTTCAAATGCCGTTTCAAATTGCGCAATGGTTATTTGCCTACGGTTCAAATCAAAGGCAATCCATTGTATAAGGGCACGGAGTGGCTGAAAACATCCGATGTGTATAATCCGCGCACAGGTATATATCACGATACCATTATAAATTGCGACGGAGAGAAAGTAAAACCAATCGTAACGCTCACAATGACTTGCACTGACTATGAGCTATTCAGAGAACATTATGACGTGTTTGATTTGGAAATTCTTGATGGTTGCTATTTTTATACAAGGAGGCGTGTATTTGACCAGTATCTTAACAAGTATCGAGAAATTAAAGAGAACAGCACAGGTGGCATTCGCTATCTTGCTAAGCTATTCTCCAATAATCTCTATGGCAAGACAGCTGCCTCTCCCGATAGCAGTTTTAAGGTAGCCTATGTAAAGGATGATACGTCTATCGGTTTTTACCCGAATTATGCGCAGGATAAAACACCCGGATACATCGCCATAGGAGCAGCGATCACAAGCTATGCCCGCTGCTATACCATCCGCGCTGCACAAGTGAACTATGAACATTTCTGCTATGCTGACACCGACAGCATACACCTAAATTGTAGCCCGGAAGAAGTAAAAGGAATTACAGAGCACCCGCGTACCTACGGTTGTTGGAAATGTGAAAGCGAATGGGATTACGGCCTGTTCCAGCGGCAGAAAACCTATGTTGAACATGTAGTAAAAGAGAACCACGAAGAAGTGCAGCCGCATTATGATTTGAAATGCGCTGGTATGCCGCAGCGTAGCAAGAAATTGTTTTTGCAATCGTGCGGGGAAGATGAAGGCATCGAGCCGGAAAACGAACTGGAACGTGAATTCCTATCCGAACATAGAAGCATTGAGGATTTCAAAGTCGGGTTGTGCGTTCCGGGAAAGCTGCGCCCAAAGAGAATCCCCGGCGGCATTGTGCTTGTAGATACAACATTTCAATTTAAGGAGGGGCAATAAGTATGTATTATGCGGATTTCTGCGGCATTTCTGAACTAGGCCGTCGCTTAGCATTGGTTAGTAAACAGGGCCTTAAACTTGTGGGCGCTACACATTATTATTCAGAAGGTAAAGTAACCATTGTGCTGTTAATTACGGATAAGCCTGATAAGGAGTGACAATTATGATGATAACAATGAACGGCGTGCGAGAGCCGGTTTGTAGCTGCGGAGAAAAGGCCGAAGTTTACATTTGTGTGAACGGCCTCAAAGTTAGTTGCCCTCATTGCCGTAAAGAAGCAAGCGTACACTATTCTGATGGTTTTTACGCGTTTAATTTTAGTGACTTATCTTACCTTATAGCGATAATCAGCAATAATGCATAAGGAGGGTTAAAATGAGAATTACCGTCCCGAGTTGGAGCGCCCCCAGATGTAAATGTGGCGAACCAACAGAGATATATGTGGATGTATACGGTCTAAAGTTACGTGTGAAGTGCCACTATTGCGGGTACGAGAAAAGCATAGTTATTCCATACGGGGCCGATTCTTTGACTTTAAGAAATATCTCTAATATAGCAGAATCGCTTATAGTTACAGAATAAAAAATTACACCCCCTACCAATACGATAGGGGGTATAACTATATCTAAAACACTGCTTGCTGCTGCGCGGTCGCTAATACCGATAACCTACGCCGAGCCGGTTTCACCCGGTAGCCTCTCGTCGTGGCACAACAGGGATGCGGTGCAGATACCTCAACAGGATATTGTTTTAATAAGGGCTTCTTTGCTTTCAAGATTCTTGAATCTGAATCTGCCCATTTCAAACTGGTGTCTCAGCAGCGCAATGAGGCTATCATAACCGCCGCCTAGAATATAGTCAACATCATGGTCGTCTGTGTTAACTGTGATTTTCATTGGATGCGTATGGTCAACAGATGGCGAACAGTAAAGCATACTTCCAAACTTATTTGCTTCCGGGTATTCTCTCACGCCATACTCATTCCCGTGATATTTAATCGTACACAGGTACACATTCTTGCCAGTCATTTCTTCTACAAACGCCTGATTATCACTAAGATATTTACCGCTATCGGAGAACCCAATGTATGCGGTTTTGCTGAACGCCTTAGAGAAACCGCTTTCGGCCTGCGCCTTTGCGGCGCTTTCATTGTAGCCCTGTTCCAGCACGAAACCATGTCCGCGCATGAACTTCACTTTATCATTCAGTCTGCTGCTGATACCCATAGCAGAATAATACGGGTTCAGAACAGTGACCGGGTTACTAATCATAATTACAGGCACGTATCTACTCTGTTCGCCGCCGCCTCTCGCAATGGACTTGTGAATTGAAATGAACTTATTCATTTCATTAGGGCAGTACACCCCTGTTTCGCTTTGGAATTCATCGAACAACAGAACAGTCGTGTCGTTCAGGTAGTGCGAATATTTCTTTACCTGTTCGGCGGAGTTGAGTGCCACGGCATAACCGCAACACTCAGCTTCACCGCCGTCTTTTGCAAGCATCAAATGGACAAAGGCTTTGCTTTCAGACATTTGCTGCGTGAGCGTATACCCCGGAAAGAACAGTGCGCCAATTTCCTTGAAGAATTTGTCAGCGCAATCCTGCAATTCATACTTGTAGCGATAAATCAAGCAGAACTTCCCCTTGCCTCTTAGATACCTGCGCACAACATAGCGGTTGAACCATGTGGTTTTGCCCGCGCTTCGGTTGCTTGTACAGATATAGATTTCGGGCTTGTTCCCGTCAATGTCTAGCAGACTTAGCAGCTTTGTGCCATCATAATACTTGCTTTCCATTTTGGCTTACTTCCTATCCATATAGCGCTTCATTACAACAAGCGCTCTAAGCAGAGTTTCATTCAGGTTAAGGTCGCCATTACCGACGCCACCAAGAGCACCGCAATCGCAGAGAGCCTTGATAGTATCTTTCCCCCAATCGGGAACTTCATTCAGATTGTGATAAACCATTTCATTTTCCTCACTTTCAGGTTTAGTTTCAGGTTTGTCTTTTTCATCAGCAAGCAGCGAATAATTCGGCACACCATACCCGCGCACGTAGCGGGAGTTGACAATCAAATTCCGTCTACCAACCGCGTCGCCCTTGTTTCCCTCAATAACTGTGATATTGTAGCCATTGCAGGTTTCCACAATACCAACATGGTCTGGCACTCCGGTACAGTCTCCGTGGCCATTATCATCCCAGTCGTAAAAGATAATGTCGCCCGGCTTCGGCACATAGTCGTCTCGCTCTTCCCAGCAGTTGGCAAACATATATTTGGTAATCATTTCGGGGCATGAGCACTCCGGGAGCACAATGCGGGAAAATCCCGCAATGTACCCCATAGCGCTGACGAAAGTAGCGCACCATGCGTCGCTGTACTGCACTTTGTAGCCTCTGGGTCTAGGCTGATTTTTGTTGTAGATATCAATAATTTCCTGCTTCTGCCCGTTATAGCTGTTCGCTCCCATATAGGCACGGGCAGTTGCAACGAGAATTTCTCGGAGGTCAGCGGTAGTCATGCATACTCATCTTCTTTCATAATAATCATGTTACCATCCATCCTTTTTTGATAAGTTGTTAATTAGTTAGAGCTAGGGCTATTAGCTAGATACCACCCGTTAATCGTAGCATAAGACGTTAGAGCCCCCGGCGCGTCTTCGGTCAGGACTATGCCAAGCAAACCATTTACGTTAAGATAGGCGGGGGAAACCATAGAGTTGGGACACAAGCCGGTCACGGACTGAACAAAGAATTGCGCAGTAAACCCAACATCAATTTTGGGCAGAAGCGAGATTCCGTTAATCAGGGCAGAAGCGTTCATGTCGATGCCTACGGTACTTGCAATATCGGCGTTCTCAAAGCCGATCAGCGCCAAGCTAAAATAAACAGCATCAAGTCCCGGATAATAGAATAAGTGCTTGTCGTTAATAACGACTTTTCCAGATTTCGAGCTTAGCACCGTAGGATTCCACGCCGAAGACATATCCTTAATATTAGGACTGGACACAGCGTCGTCCACATACTTCTTTGTGGCAATCTCCATATCCTCGGTAGGGGCAGCTACCATAGGTGTCTGTGGCATTTTGCCGTCAGGCTTAAGTATAAGAAAACGGTCAAAAAATATCTCTTTACTATCGTTTGAATATACAAACAATCCACAAAACCTATGTATACCATTATCCGTTAGTATACTCGAAAACAGAATACCAATGTCGTCTTTGTATGTTAATTGGAGATAAATGCGATCGATATATACCGCAATGGGGCTTTTTCCGGCGTTAATGGCTTCCAGGATTTGCGCGTACGTTTTATCCAACGTTACTGTTCCGCTTTCATTGATAGTGCCATTAACCACAAACCTACCCGCGGCATCTACATTATCTCTCGCCTGTTTCTTCTGCTCATCCGTAAGCGTCTGCGAGACATACAATACGGCGTGAGAAGAGCCGCCGGGCGTCGAGCCGCCGGACGGCGTTTCAAGCCCCCATCCGTTGCCAACTACAGTCGGCACTTTACCGTCGTCGCTGCCGTCAGCACTGGGGACAGGAAGCGCGCCGGAAAACCTAATCGTAACCTTTTTCGCACCAGCGGCGTCTTTACTGAAAACCACAGCGCCATTCATAGACGGAATACCATTATGAAGTTGAATAGGCGCTGTTGCTGCAAACACAATACTCCCAACACCGTTTTCGACGTTTTTGAGAGAATAAACAAGGCCAGACCATTCTGGCGACGTTTCGCTCGTTCCCTTGTGCAACGTAGCAATAATATCTTGCGCGCCGTCAACAAGTTCAAGAATATTGTCAAAATCAAGGCTGCTGTTGGCTTCATACGAAACACGGCCGTTAGAAATAGTGGGCGTATCATTTGCTTGCCACACATCAAGCAGATAAGACGTGGGGCGATATGGAATGTCAAATTCTTTAGCTGCGTACACCCATTTTTCATCACCAACCCACGCTGCGCCGGTTCTCGTCGCGCTGAGTTCGATGACGCGAACTACCATTTTCTCGCCAATAGTAGCATAATTAGCTGTGGTAAATGTGAACGTGATATGGCCATCGGAATAACTATCAAACGTGCCGTTCCAATAGTCCGCGTTGTCAACTTCGTCAATCAAGTGAATAGGCAGGTTCTGGTACTCCTTGCCATGCAAGTCGTTATAATATTGCGCTACGCTTGCCGGGTCGCAATCTTCGGCCGCTTCAATAACGTTTCCGGTCTTTCTAGTGAACTGGAAACCTTCGTATCTATGAAAATCGAACAGTTCAGTGCCGAATGTTTCAACTTTCCACGTATTAGTGTCTTTATCGCCAACAATGTTTACCAAGTCAAAAATTTCGCTAGGAACATAGTCACGGCGTCCCGCGCGAGGGTCTTGAACAAATGTGATTCTAACTTCTCTTTTAGTGGAAGAATTATCATAAACAGTTGCCACGCTAGAGCTAAGTTCAAGCGCATTATAATTCAGCCTAGCGTTTACGCCTACACAAAGTTTGGCCGTTGCACTAGCTGCGTCAAACAGCTTGATAAATTCCGCCGGTGTAATGCTTGCCGTTACAGTTTCTCCGACAACGGTCGCGGTAAAATTCACCATACCTTCGGCGGAAGTGTGCGGGGTGTTAATCTCGATAAACTGCAAACCCCATTTCTCATCAAGAGAAGCCGCAGAAGCGGGCGGAATCGTGATTTTTGCAATTTTCTGACGAACGGCGCAGTCTCCTTCACTGTCGTAAGCTGTACTGATAGGGACGATAATATTAAAGCCATCAAATGATGCATTTTCCCAATTTGGGGCATTATAGGCGCATGACGCAGCATATACTATATTCCGCCCTTCATCGGTGGTTTGCATTAGGGTAACAATCATGTCCCCATCAGTTACCCACTGACGCAATTCGCTCCTTGTCGGCATGGCGCCAACTGGCTTTGCGTCGTGCGGAGGCGTACCGGCAAAAGCAAGGAAATGAATTTTTGCGTTTGTGCTTTCAATCGTTTTCAGACGTTCATCCAGCGCCGCGTCTGCTGCCTGTCTATCAGCGATTTCGTTAGTCAATCCCTCATTGAGTTTGTTAACTGTCTCGCCTGTGGTATTAAGCTGACCCACCACTTTACAAAGGGTTTCGTAGTAACTCATGCTTTCGTCATACACAAGCGGGAGAATGGGCTGACAGTAAAATCTCATGGTATTCAACATATTAACTGTGTCCATAACTTCACTCCTTTACCATACGTTCATAAATTCGGTTGAAAGTTCACCAATCATTCTACGCTCAATATTGATAAGCGAACTAGCAACATCTTTCATAAGTTCAATTCTAGACTTGCCACCAGATTTACCTTTGACTGTCTCTGTGGTATTAGCTTTTCGGTCGGATGTTTCATTATGCGATTCTGTGTTGTCGTTCTTCTGGTCAACCAACGCGCGGCGAGCATAGGACAGGTACGCCATGCCAGCGGAATCTTCGGCGGGCTTCACGGACACAAGGCCGTTCTGCGGCGTGTCGCTGTCGAGGTTGTAATTATCGGCGGTAATAGTGTTGTTATTTGTGCTGCCACCAAGAGCCTTGTCATTGTAGTCGCCTGTGAACGTGCGCACAAGGTCGGTGTCGCCGTACAACGCTTCAATGTCCTCAGCCGTAAAGTCCCGAATGCTATTGAAGGTGGACTTTACAAGCTGCGTATAGTACGGCGCAATTTCGGCAAGCTGCTCATTCATGTGGAAAACCCAAAGCGCCGCCGTCTCCCACCCGATTTCACGGGTATAATAGTGAGCAAGGATACGCTTACAAATATAATCGGTGGTAGGCTCATCAACAAATTCCCACGGAATGACGCAGCGCTTAAACGGTGAATCTTCTCTACCCGTGCTGCCAATGGGGAACATCTTAGGAGCGGCAACGCCAATTATTTCGTCAATGGTTTTGGTAGTATCATCTACCAGAGATTCACAAATGAATCTTACTTGCGTAGTGTACAAACTCATTCTTTTGATTCACCCCCGTTGCCTTCGGGATTAGGGTCAAGCCAATCTTCAACGCTGTTGCCATCTTCATCAGAAATACCAGACGTATAAAGAGAGTTGACAGAGACTTTAATATTCAGGCCGAACATTTTGTTGATTTGCTCGGCGGCTTGCTGACGTGCTTCAAGTTTCGACATTCGGCAAGCAGACGTGCCGGCAGTCGCCTGTCGGATTTCATCAGTGACAAGACGCTCACGTTTGGAAATGGTAAGGTTCGGGACACCCTGCATTGCCAAAGCCTCATTCCAGATTTCACGTTTAAGGTCTTGAAGCTCAGCAGCCGTGTACGGAACGCCCGGATTAAGCACCTGAATGTTATTCAAGTTCAGGTCTTTGTCACCAAAGATAATCGGGACGTTACCATCGTACTGCATCATAAGATTCTTAAACGTCAAGCGCTGAGATTCGGGGCACGTAACAATGACCGGAGTTTTCTGTGCCGCTGCGTTAACATCAACATCGCGGTCAATGTTTTCTAGGCGGTGAGCGTAAATCCAAGCCTCATAAGCGGACGGAAGTCTCAGGCGGTTATTCCAGATGAGAACAGAGTTAGTGTTATCCAGCTTCCATTGATTCTTGCCAACGCTTGAAGCATACGCAACGCGATTGATAGGGGTATTATACACATCAAACGGGCCATTCGCCATTACGCGCAAAGCAAGGTAGCCCTGCTTGTCATAATCTTCTTTGCCCTCAAGTCGCGCGGCCTCTGAAAGAACATCGTCTTTGAAGAACACGGCGCAGCCAGTCGAGAACAGGCACAGCTCCAAAAAGCGCGGGTCAACGCTCGGCGGAAGATTCTCCCACGTGAATAGGGACGTAGAGATTTCAGTTAGCTTATTAAAGTAAAACTGATAGCGCGTTGTGTTGTCGTATGCCGTTTCCCAGAACTGCCGCGAGTGAGAGCCTTTAGGGTTTCGATATGGTTTGCTCAAAGTTTTATCACCTACTTACAGTGAATTATCAAGCGAGTAGTTTCCTACGCGCGTAAACGGGTTTCCGGCAGACAGGTCAATGCAGCGCCAGAAAGTAATACCCTTGTCGTAAATGCGAACAAGTTCTGCCGTAACGTCTGCGGGAGCGCTGCCGGTGAGAGTGCAGCCACAAGTCTTGACGTAATTCCATGCTTTTCTGCCGTTACGGTTGGGGACTTTCAGGCGGTTCGTCTTGTAACCGAACATAGAAAAGAAATCGTCGATAACACGGGCGAACTGTCCTTGAATGCGGTAGGGCATATAGTGGAATCCTTGAACACCCAGAGCGCAGTAAACACTAGAGGACTGTTGGCCCCGCGCGTGGTTCGGCTGAGTGGAAGCCGTCTTAACCTGCGCAACGAGGTTGATGGTTTTACTTAGAACATCACCAGAAGCGGCTGCATTTACTTCTGTCAAATTCTGTTGAGCTGCCATCTGATTGGCAGAAGCCCCAGCAAATTGCGAAACATTACCGGCCTGAGCCGCTGCACTAGTGGCGGCACTAGCCAAGCCTACGCCAGCAACTGCTCCTGCCACTTGCTTGACTGTATCAATAGCAGTATTAGCAACTCCAGCAGCAATAGCATACTTGTTTTGCGCAATCCACGCCTTGAAAGTGTCCACGTTCCACGCGCACTGCGGGAAACCGCCCATAATAAGCGATTCTTGATAATTCGAGGGCAAGCCCTTGTAGTTAATTGGAATAGAAGAGCATTCCAAATTACCATTAGACACGCCCACGATATAAAACAGCGGTTTACGGCCTGTGAAATATTCATAGGCGTAATTTGCTGCATTGCCTTGTAGGTTATCTACATACACGCCGCAAAACGGAGAAGTGTAAAGTTTGTTGTTTTTAGGCTTATAGCCGTCAAACGTACCTGTAAAGGCCGGAATGCCATTCATTTTATAAGGCACAAGCCCATCAGCCAAGTCACCAGTAATTGACCAGTTCATAAAGAACTTTGGGTACATAGTAATGCTAACAATGCCATCTGCTTTATTTGCTTTTGTTGCTGCTTCGATAACAGCATTTGCGTTGTGCGGGGCAGACTGCGGGTTATCCGGGTCGTAATCGAAAGTGTTTTTTGTTAGTCCTGTATAAATACCGCTATCAACACCGCCGACACCACCAGATGAGGCATCCTCAATCACCCATTTATTATCTTTGTACGTAGCTTTCCACGTCGCAAGAATACAAATAGTGTAATGTGATTTCTCAAAAATTTGCGGAAAATAATCTGCATCAAACACATATTCGCCAAGTTCAAAAGATTCGGGGATGAGGTTGTCACCAATCGCGTCAGTCATGGCGTGTTCACGCTCAACAAAGCACTGCTCAACATTAACGTCGAACAAATACGTCTGCATAGGGTCAATAGTATAATAAATGCGCGAAGTGGTATTGCTGATATACTCAACCTGCGTAATGAACGCATAAAACCATTTTTCACCGTAACCAGTATTACGGAACATCAGGTAATTGCAGCCGAGTAGTTCATCGACAGTTTTGTCCAAAGTAATGTATGGCCTAGGATAACGCTGATATGAAACTTTATCAAAATAGAAAGCAAGAGCATACGTAGTAAATGCCGTAGCTTGCTGGTCTGCGCTATCAAACCAAATGGTGTGGTCGAATGACGGTTCAAGAGGGACATTCTTTAGAATGAATACCTCTGAATTCGGAACAATCATCGACATGAAACCACCTGCCTTTAAGAAATTTCCCGCCTACCCGCCCGACCACTATTTAACGCCGTGGCCATTCGTCTGTAACTTAGTTACTTAACAGTGACAGTACACGTTGCTTTCTTCTTATTGTCGAAAGCGGAAGTCGCGGTAATCGTCGCGGTAGTAGACTTTGCGTCTGCGTCAACCGTAACTACACCCGCCGCAGAAACCTTAACGTCCTCTGCGCTGCTCGTCCACACAACCGTCTGCGGGGCGAAGTAGTCGGTGTCAACTACGGCAGACAGAGACACGCTGCCGCCTTTCGGAACAGACGCGGTAGTCGGGGACACGGTGACGGAAGTAACCGACGGAGTGCCGGGAACAAACAGGACAGAGTTAGCGAACGGGGACACGGAGAACGTTTTCCACACGTGATAGAAGTAGTTCCAGTAAAGTCCCTGCCCGTTGTACTGTTCCGTAAACTGCGTAAGCATATCGAACACCATGAACCAATCCTTGTCAACAATCACTGCCGGGATTGCATTAAGAGCCGTAAGCTCATCCTGAGACGGTTCGTGATACGTCGGGTCGCCAGCAAAGATTTCACCAAGGCGGGCAACATCGAGGTCGCCGAAACCATCAATCAGGACGCGGTGTCCAAGGAACTCGGCCTTATCCATGTTGAACGCAGAAGCAAGGACATTCACGTCCATAGTTGCATCGAACACAGAGTTAACAATCATGTACTGGTCGGTCTTTTCGGTGAAGGTGCGGACGGCCGCCGGGTTGTAATCGCTATTCATGAACGTCAACTTATTGGACACACCCTTAACGGTGGTGATAATAGCTTTCGCGTTCTCGGCGGTCACGGTCGGGACGGTGACGGGGTACACACGGCCATCAAGAATGTGCCGGGCAAGCAGGTACTTCATGACAAGGAACTCGTCATAGTTCGCACCCGTATACATGGAATCGACGATTCGAGCGATAAGGTCAGTCACACCATCCCACGACAGGAACGCCTGTTTAAGCTGCTCCTGCGTAACAGTTGCCTTGTAGAACTTCTGATAGTTCATGATATGGAAGGCAGCGCGAACATCAGGCACAACGCGCTTGAAAACTTCCTGCTCAGCAATCTCGGGGTTGAACTCCTGAACCTTTGCAATGTTGACGAAGATTTCCTCAATGGACTCGCCGTATTCAAGCACGCCCTTCTTGAAGAACGCAATGGGGTTAGAGTACATCTTCGACGTGAGCATAACGCGGCCAATGCGGTTAACCAGAGCGTTCAGGAATTCGTTCTGGAGAGCCGGATAATCCATGATAATCGCGCCAATCGTGCGAACGGATTCAACATCGTTTGCGTCAGCTTTGGGGACATAATTTCGATAATCGACCGAAGCGTTATTGCGGATAACATTCAGAATGTCCGCTGCGGACGTAGTAAGCGTCCTAATCTTAGGCTTAACAGGCATAAGCATTTACTCCTTTCAAGAAAACAAGTCGTCATATTTTTCCGGAGATTCATCTTCATCGGGTTCATCTTCCGGGAGTTTGGGGTCTGCCGAAGAATTCGGGGTGAGAAAACGGTCTTTGTATTCCTTCACCACGTTCTCATACTTTTCTTTGTATTCGTCGCGCTCCTGCTGCAACTGCGGGTTAGACATTTCGTCGAACGTAGTCATAAGGTCAGAAACGTCTTTGAGCGTATCTTCATCGTCGGCAGTGGCATACTTGCCGATAATCGTCTGAAACTGTTCACGGGTTAGCACATTAAAATTCCTCCTTAATAGAATCGAGCATATGGATTTATCATCATCCATAATGGCATTGACTTTGACTTTTTGGGAACGGGCTGTGGGGCTGGAAGATTTGTTAGGTAGGTATACCATTTGTCGGCATAGGTCATGCGAATTCCCCTAGTTTCATTCCATGAGGCAACATTAGGGCGTTCATACTGAACAAACCATGTATCAGCAAGAGTGGCCGGGGAATCTGTTGAGTGAATGAAAGTTTCCCAAGTATACGTGTACGACGGAAAATATGGATTATCACCAAACTGGTAATTCGTATCATACTCAAACTTGATGCGATCTAATTCCATGTCACCGCATAGCGCCGGGTCGTCCCATCCATCGCCCGCCCAATCGCTAAACTTTGTGCGCGGTGTCCATTGAACAAGGCCGTAACCTGCCAACGGATTGCCAAGCGCAAAACCGAATTCTGTTTGCGCCGGATTGAGCTGCGATTCGTGTTGCATGTTTCCGAGCATACCGGCAACAGCATTGACTGACCAACCTAGAGCGCCAAAATAATTCCAGATGATGCGCGCATTGTTTCGCATTGCATCTGCTGTCATTTTGCCAAGTTCGTTAGTGTAGTAAGCTACCCACTCTAATCCCTCAGAGGCCATACTTGCGTAATCGGGCAAACAGTAGCCGCGAATAGACTTCTGGTCTACTGTGCGTTCCATTAGCTTAACGGAATCGCCATTATTACCTTCAATTACTGTAAACGTGTTTCCGTCTACAACGCCAACTATACCGCAGTGGTCTGGTTGCCCCTGATTGTCACCAGAACCAGAGTCGTCCCAATCGTATTGAATAATGTCCCCCATCTGAGGAACGTAAGCGTCGTTTTCTTCCCATCGGTTAACGTTCTGATATAGCGTTACCATGTAAGGGCAAGAGGCTGTCGGAAAAATAATCTCCGTTAAGCCTAAAGCAATGCCGACATATGAAACGAACACTGCACACCACGGTGAAGCATAAGTAACGGTCGGGCCTCCTACATCTGTTTGGTAGCTATTATAGGCGTCAATTATTTTTCTATAACTGCCGTCGTATTCATTAAGGCCGATGCACGATTGAGCGAAATTGTAAACTGACGTTCTCAGCTCTTGCTCAGTCATTTAGTCGTGAGCGTGTTGATAAGAGACTGCATGACAGAAGTATTGTTATTGATAGCAGTAGAAAGCTCGGAAATCTCTGCCTTGTATTCCTTCGTCAAATTGCTAATCTCTTCCTTGTGGTATTCCGCAGATTTGTTGACATAGAAAAACATGATAAGACAACAAGCAATAGGAAAGCCCACGTTTGAAATAAGCTGAACAATTTCGTCCATACACTTTCACTCCTTTCTTACAATACCATTTTATCACATTGCCACGCTTACGTCAACTGTAAAAAATTGGAAGAGCCGGGGCGCTGGTTAATGCTGGAAGCAAAGTGGTACAAACCCGTATATA